TCAATAATAGTTTCTGACATAGCATGGCCATCAAACGGCAATTCTTTGAACCAATCCGGCAAACGCAGTTCATCTGTCGGGTACGCAATACTGGTGTAACCCAGTGGATTTTGCTTGAGTTTACAAACGATACATTTCATACCGTCTACAATCTCTTGAGAATACTTATCGCCGTTCATTCGCTTGAGTGTGTTCCAATTGAGAGCAGCTCTCACGTGACCTGGCATATTCGCTTTGCCTTGCTTTTCTTCTAGCTTGCGATAGTGCCCTAGCTTATTAACACGCTTTGGTGTGCCTTTCTCCCAGTCCGGCATACCGTCGAACTCTAAGCGGAACTTAGTAATGCGTTCGAGGATGTCTTCCTTAGGGTGCTCTTGCAGAACCATTAACAAGATCTCTTTCAAGAAGTCCTGCATGTATACTGGAGTATCACTACGACGCAAGTCCAGTCCCATGGCTTTTACCTTACCTGGCGAACCGTCTACGTCTTTGCGCTCACCTTCGTCGTCGTAAACCAAGCCTGCATAACGCTTTTTAGTAATGTACAAGCCTGAACTTGCTACAATCTCGCGTCCTGCCTTAATAACCTCTGCTCTTGATTTCGGACAGTGGAATGCTCTAGCAGCAAACGCAGTAAACGTGGTGTCAACTTGTGCGCAAATTTGGTCATACAGAGTGACAATGCTGTCTTTGTCCCAAGGGATGTTACCAGCATCGATGTCTTGCTTGAGTACTGGATACGCCGAGAAGTAAACAGAGTCAGTATCGCCGTAAATTACTGCGGTTCCTGTGTGATCATATTCGCCGGTTATTGTCTTGTTAACTTCTGCTGACATGTGCTTAACAATCTGTCTGCCAGTAAGTGTAGTCGACTGACCGATACGCTTATCAAAGAAACGACATCCTGGGTTTAGAATCGCACCGTACAGTGAGTTCAAGTTAATCTTCTTAACCAACTGTCGCTTATCCCAAAACGCTTTTTCTGTTGCGTTGCCTGCCTCTTCAGCCTTCTTCTTCATAGCTTGGAGTTCTTTACGTTCTGCGTACCAGCGCTTCAAGATACCTGGGATAACACCTTCAAACTCTGTTGTGAAGATTGTTCCATTCGCAGATAACGTCCACGGCATCTGGCTATTAAAGATTAGCTGATGGATTTCGGCTCCACTGAGTACGTCGGACCTGCCATCTTCCCAATCGATGTTGACGGCAACGTCTTTGCGTTTTTCTATTACAGCTTCGTACTCTAATGTACCGAAATGTCCTTCCCATGCACCAGCGAATGACTTCTTCTTAAGGGTCATTGCTTCGTGGACCATAGCATCTGTCATATCTGGGCGTAGTTGACCTACAATGGTTTCCGGCCCCATGTTCAGCGAACGAATCACACTTGGGTATAGTGAATTTAAGTCCATTGAACCAATCCACTTATGTAACCCTTTCTTTGGAAACGCTACATAAGCACCTGCTGCCTGAGTTGCACCTTCGTCGTACCTTGTGCGGTTAGGTACCTGCATACCTCTGTGATGTGCTTCGTTAATGATTGCTTGCTCTGTTACAGCAACAGCACCCATTGTAGTCTGCAGAAGTACCGTGTTCGAGTGTGCAAGTTCGTTGCTCAAGTCAATAAACTTTAGCTTCTTGTCTAGCTTGTCCAACAATGCAGTGTCTTGAATGTTGTATTCAATAAACTTTCGGAAGTCGTTGTTGTACAGTTGATCAAGTGTGCCTTCGTACACTGTCTTGTTTTCGCCTACTTCGATTTCACCGATAGCATCAAGTCTGTAAGAATGGCGCTCTTCGTAAGTATACTTGCGATACAGTTGCAGACTGTCTAGGTGCACACGGCCTACTAAGTCGAAGGTCTCGGCCGTCTTTCCGTAACGCTCGAACTCTCTGCGCTTAGGTAACTGATCCCACAAGCAGAAACGGCGTGTGTCGTTCTTGCTAAGAACCCTTGCTACACGGTTTACAGTGTACGGGATATCATAGCCTTCACTGTTCCATCCGCTTAGGATGTCGCTATCTTCGATAACAGTTAAGAACGTGTCCAGCATGTCTGCTTCTTTCTCAAACAGCATGACATTAGGAATGCCGTCAATTACCTCTTTAGCTTGCTCCATAGTAAGGGTCTTAGGAGGCACAGCCAAGCATATCATAGTCTCGAGCCACTGTAAGTATACAGATATCGACGTAATGCCCATAAACGGATCTGACGGGTCTGCGAACCCTCTTTCTGGGTCGAAGTCCGTCTCAATGTCGAAGAATGCTATGTTCAGTTTAGGTGCATCTTGGTTGAGGTAGTTTTCACTTAGACACTGAAAGATAGGATTTACATCTGATTCAAAAAGTGTCTTGTCTCTGTTGATTGCAACTTCTTTACGGAAGTCTTTGGTATTTTTACACACTACACGCTGCAAAGGGTCACCGAAGATGCTTTGGTATTTGCCGCGTGGGTCTTTGAAGTAAAATGTGTATTTGACTGGGTATTCTTGGAATTTGCGTTCTCCATCTCGTCTTTCAACAACTTTGATAGAGTCAGCATCGCGGTCGAATATCGCGTCGATATATGCCATGTATTGTTTCTCCTCGTTATTATTGGCTAACGTTGCCGTCTGCATGTTCGTAAAGTGAACGACTCTGAAGTACTTATTGTTTTTGGTTCTTTATCATGTACATTGTGACTTTAGGATCATTAACAACTAAGACGTCTTCTGGATACAGCATTTTTTCACTAGTGCGACCGTTTCTGCCGATTACATCAACAGTTACCATTTTAGGACTGATCCTCTTAACTATAGCAACTTCTAACCTGCGTCTGCCGTCTGGTACTACTACTGTGTCTTCAACCGACACCTTGTTTCCAAGTATGTCTTTGTGTTCTGGCGCTTCCATTAAAATATAAGTCCTAGTATGTAAATTATCATTAGTCCACCGTTTACTACGATAAGACTCTTCTCTCTCCATAAGCAAGCCACTAGTGTCCATAATCCGCTGCTTATAACAAATGCCACAACGTAGTAGGGATATATGTTAAATGCAGCCATTATAGACGAGGTTAGCAGCAAGATAGTTGCTAACCAAGCTAATTTCTGATATGGTTTGCCAGCAGGATCTGCTACTGGCTTTTCCGGAGCGTCCATTACTTATCTACGCCGACAGTTGTGACGATTGTTTCCAAGTCGTCAAATTCGTCGTAGTGTTTCTCCCAGTCGCGGTTTTTAGCAATTTTAATTGCCTTATTGATCAAAGAAGGTTTGATGTCAAGCTCTTCGGCCGTTGCTTTTACCGTGTCTTTAAGACCGTCTTTTAAGTCTTCGATTTCTTGTAGTACAGTTACACCTTCTTGTACTAATTTCTCTAGTTTTGCTTTTTCTTCAGCACCGTAGGTACGATCGCTCATATACTCTCCTTTGTGTTAAGTTACTGTTTATTATAGGGTTTTTTTGACAGGCTGTCAACCGGAAAATACCTTTTTGTTGTCAAAGGCACGATGCCAGCCGAAGAACTGAGCCTTGTAGTCACTTTGGTCGTCACTAGATAGATTTATCCAATCTTCTTTATAACCTAGTAATTCCTGGACGCCAGATTCCCAGTCTGTGTTTTCTATGATGTGTTCTAACTTTGCCTTAGCAGATTCAGCATCAGCAAGATTGTCAAAGTCCTGCTCGATATGCATAACTTCCATACATATCGAATGATCTACGTAGTCTAAGGAAAAGTCAATACCCCATTTAGGTTTGATGCTGAGCAACTTGTTGAGGATGGGGCGTGATTCAGCTACTATCTGTATGCGCTCTCTTGCTTCGCCGGCAAATGCACAACGATATAGTAACATACAATGGTCCAGCACTAACCCCTTTTCTGAATTCTCTTCATCAATGTACCAAGGTACAGCGGGAGCAATGTGGTATTGTATTTCTTTGTCGAGCCTTACACCGTTTGCAACATAGTGCAAGTGCTCAAGTTCTGTAGGGACTTCGTAGCCGTCTTTGTCAAAGTCCCTAAATGGAAGTGTTCTCAAGTCACCGTAAGATAAAGGTATTGTTAAGTATGGATTAGTTTCAAACGTATTGTTAAGATTAACTAATTTCATTAGTTTCCTACCTTTACTTACGATTGTTCAACCTACGCAATAGATCTTCTTTGATTGAACTAACTTCGCTTGAAGTAGCCATTGACTCTGACACGTTTTTCTTTTGTTCTTTCTTGGGAGAGCTATAGCTCTCCGTGTAATGCTCAAGTTGCAGGTTAGGATCAGCAGCTTTCATCAAGTCTTGAAACTGTTGCTTGAGTTTTGGATCTCGAGAAATCTTACTAAGGGCTGTTGAATACTTTGCAAGGTCTTGTGCTAGCTTTGGTGGCAACCCAGTTTCTTGTTTACTTGAACTTTTATCCGATTTACTGCTCTTGCCTTTGTTCTTGCCTGCGAGCTTATTTTTAATCGGTTTAGTTAGTAGGTCAGTGGTGTTAAAGTTCTTTTTACCGTGCTCCCATCCTTTCTTAGCAGCATCCCACTTAGGCCCTTCTTCGATGCTCTCGTCATCGTTCTCGGCACTGCCTACGAGTTTACCGCGAGTCACGTTTTTCTGTTCGCCGCTCTTAGAATGCGATGACTTAGAGACTTTATCTTTGCCTTTTAATTGTCCGGCTTTTCCTTTCTTTTGACCTTCGTTCATCGGAATACCAGCAAGTGCTGCCATTTGTCTGGCTTCGTCTAGCATTTCTGTATTCAACTGTCGTTTAGCAGGAGTAACGCCAGCAAGTGCGGCCATCTGTGCAGCTTCGTCCATTGGCTCGTTTGCTATCGGAGTAGGAGTTGATGCCACCGGCCCAGCGCTTTCTGATACTTCCTGCCTTGGTTCAGGGCTGTTGTTGCCTTGTGCCGCTTGTCTTAGAAGTTCGATATCTCTATTGCGGTCGCTTGGTTCTATTTCGTTTAGCGTATGCTGTAGTTTATGGAAGTCCATCTTTATACTCGTCATCTATTTCTGAGAACGCAACACCGTTTGCCTTTAAGAATTTCTTAAAGTCTTCACGTTCTTCTTCGCTATAAAACGCAACCATTGCGTTGTCACCTATCTTGTTATAAGTAGGGTCTGTCGCACGATATTCTTTCATTAACGTACTAAACTCATACGGCGACATTTCAACGTTCAGCACTCTCGCATTAGTGATTAATGTTTCTACTAGAAACATATAGCCGCGCATTTCTTCGCTCATATAGTCCTCTTTTTATCTGAGTAGATAATTATCCTACTGTCTTGAGAAATTGCTCAATATTTCTTTCTCCGGTGATCTTCTTGATCGCACGGTTGATTTCTTTTTTGTTTGTTTCGTAAAAGTCAGCATCGATACCGGCACTATTTGCAATATCGTAAGGATCTTTAAACTCGGGCATCTGCTGTGCTTGCTTTACAAATTTCTTAGCCCAGTCTTCATATTTTTCTGAACTACGGTTTTCAAATCGAGAAGCTCTTCGATCACTAACAGCTTTCATAATCTGCTTGTTACCGAACTTCTTAGCTTTTTTTTCGAGATCTGGAAGCTCATCGTCGAGCTTTCCGGACTTAATGTTGTCTAGTTTCTGGCGTAGCTTAGAAGGCATCGATTCGTTGTTTATGCTTTCGGCTCTCTTTGTGCTACCCTGTGGTGCTGCTTTTGGATTAGGAGAAAGTGTTACTTTCTTTTCCGGATATTTTTTGCTTACTGCTAGCCCTACTTTGTTAGCTTCTTTTCTGCCCTGGAAGGCCTTAGGTTTCCCACCGCTGGTCCAAAGTTTTCCGTCAATAAATAGGTACCAGGTTCCCTCTTCACGTGATTTTTTCTTGTCTAAGTAGGCCTGGTCACCGTCGTCGTCAATACCACGGTCTCTAGCACTAGGCTCACCGCCTGGGCGATCTTGGCCGCCAGTGAATGTACCATACGAGTCATAGTCTCTGCTTCTGCCGGCTTCGTTTGCAATTTTCTCGTCGACGTGGTCCGGCTTTCCTTTGTGTTTAGTACCTGCGTAGTCCTCTAAGTCTGATTTACTCATGCTCATCATTTCTGCTGAAGCAGTGCCTGGTTCTGGCTTAGTGCCTTCGCGCTTGTGCTTTAGGGCAATACCTGCTGCCTGCTGTTGTGACTTTGATTTTGCTTTTTCACTTAGTTTGCTACGTAGCTTGCGCATATACGGATCTGAAGTTTCTTTCATCTTACCGTATTTCTTCTTGCCTTCGCCTACAGCAATTTCTCCTGGTTCTGCACCTAGCTCTCCGCCCTGTTGTTCAAACTTTATTTTATAGTCTAGGTCATGGTACACGGCGCCCATGTAGTCTGCTGCTTTAGTAATTTTAGCAGCCTGCCAAGCTTCGATGCCGTTAGGGTCGGTCACGTCTTTCATCATTTCGTGTAACTTGATTGCGTACTGTGCAATCTTATATAATTGCGACCTGGCCATTTGCAACTCGTGATCTGCTTCTGCACTCGCGGCAGCGGTTGCTAAGCCTTCGTTTGTTTTCTTTCTGATAGTCTTTGCCATTACTGTAAAAGCTCCTAATAGTAGTATTTATCGTTTGACAGTTTTACTACCTAAGATGTTGTTGTCTGCGTCAAGCGCGTTCTTCATTGTTCCGTCTGGGTTGTAAACTTGTGATTTTTTCTTACGCTTAGTCGGGTTAGCCACTGACGCCACTGCGCCTGCAGAAGTTGCTCCAGCAGAAGCTGTCTCTCTCATAGCAGATTCTTCTGGTTCGGACTTCTCGACTGGCTTAATGTCGTAAATGTCTTTGTAGTACGTTTTCGGGAACTTCTTTACTAACGATAGCAACTTGTTAATCGGAATATCTGCACGAATCACAGTCACCTGTCGCCTTGTGTTTACCGCTGCTAGCCAGCGGTGATGCCCGTCAACGATGTAATTGTCGTTGCTGGCAATTACTGGCTTGTCGTTTTTACGTAGCAGCAATGCTTTCAAGACGCCTTTGTCACTAAACTCTTTTTGTATCGGCTTCAGCGATTTCGCAGGAACCTGATCGTTGGTAATTGACACACCGTGTTCTTTAAGATATTCGAAGAATTCAGGATAGTGTTCTTCTTTGATTTGAGGCATCTGCTTGCGTGGGATGCCAAACGTGTCTTCCTCATCTGGCTTTACGATTTTTAACTCGTTTGTTATTTTGCTATCTATCTCTGTTAGTTTCATTTTCCTAACCCTTTGGTAGTTGTTGCCACAAGGCGCAAATCAGACCATCGTACTTTGTCTATGTCACTGCTTTGCTTTTGTATTGCTGCCATTTTATCTCTGAGAAGATCACCGGCTTGGTCATT